GATACTTGTAATTTTCAAGCGTACTAACTTTATAGCTGTAGATAGTGAAAATAGAATCATGTTTTATTGTTTTAGATTTTAACGAGTCCTTATAAGCGATTATTGTATCGTTATAGGACTTATATAATTTGTTGATGGTATCTGCTTGACCGATAGTCATTATAACTACAGAATCACCCTTAATCTTTTTTGTAGTGGGATATTGCGAGTAGCTTGAAACTGACAGCAGTATCATTGCTAACACTATCCAAAGTCTGTTTAACTTCATTTAGTTCGGTTTTTAATGTGCTTATCTCTTGCTTAATCTCGGCAAACTTGCTAACGGTAGACGTTACTATTGCTTCTTTAGCCTCATCTGCCTTAACTTGAACAGCTTTGTTCTTAGTCAATGTCTGGTTAAAATCATTCATGAACTGCTCAAACTCCTTATCTTCTGCAATCTTAGTATCTTCTTTTTTAGCTGTCACATTAATTGTTGTAACTGTAACCGTTAGAAACCCAAAAATTAAAAGAATTGATTTCATGGCCTATTATTTAACAGATGATTTAATAGCACCCATTGCATCAAGAGTCTCTAACTTAGTAGTCGTTGAACTTAGGGCTGTTTTACACTCAATTAACGCTTGTGTCTTTAAGCTATCTTTATACTCAAGATTTGTAATCCTTGCATCTTGAGAGTCGATTTGATTGTTGAAATTGCCTCTAATGTCTACATAAAGGACAGTTATACCGATGATAACTAAAAACATAGTGCCCTTAATCGGGTCTTTACTAAATTGGGAAAAACTAATCGGTAGAGGATTAGCACTTACATTTACGTCTTTCTTTGGAACCATGTTACTTTTTACCTATTTTAAAATACAAGCTACCAGAGTAACTTATATTGTTATTTTTATTAATATTAAGATTAAGACCTATTAGAGCCTTATTTTTGGCATTTAACATCAATCCAGGACTTACTACTTCTAATCCATTAGATTGGCTAAAATCGCCTCTTATGCCGTAATAAAGCCTATATTTGGCTTTCTCTGCATAAAATTGCTTAACATAGATGGTTTTTTCGGTAATCTTGGCCTCAAAAGACCTTGACTTGATACGATTTTTGGTTATGGTATCATTAATCACAAAGATATTAGAATCTTGCTTAATGGTATCAGTATAAGCTACAACTGCATTATAATTGTTTAATATGCGTACTGTATCGTGAATAGTAGTTGTATCTGTAGCTATAATCACAAAAGGGATAGAATCCCCTTTTATGTACCTATTTCTGTACGTTTTTGTGTACAAAGTATCATGAACCTCTTTAACTTTTTCGTACTTAGATAGGTCAATATCCTCTGATTTATTAGTCTTATGACATGATTCATAGGCAAATACGCCTAAGAAAAAGAATGCAATAATAAGTATATAGTCTCTAAGATGTTTCATATTTAAATTATTCTGAACAATAGCCAACTGAATCTATGGTTCCAGTTCCGCTAGTTATTGATATTTGAGGTAAACCACCAAATACTGTAGCACATTGATAGAATGTGACTCCATGAGTAAATCCTATGGACTTAATATCACCAGTATCACAATCTTGCCATTCTATTGTGCCACCATCATTAAGTGTAATTTTAAATCTTATACAAAGAGTAGGGTCAGTAAATCTAAAAGGCCCAGCTCCAGTAACAGTAACTGAATATGTGGCTACGCCTTCTACTGGTGCACTTAATGTTATATCTGTAATATAGGCTCTACCAAAAAACACATCTTGCTTTAATCCTATAGCAGAAAACCTTACAACTATTCTTGTTCTGTTTAATTGAAAATCTAATAAGTCTTTATAATCTACAGAATCTATTGTAATTAAACCATCTGTAGTGACACTCCAATCTAACATATCCATCTTATATTCTCTGAACCAATCAGTATTATAATTAGTCACTTCTATTTGAGAAGTATTAGAAGTCAAGTTGCAGCTTGTAGCAGCAGCAAAAGGAACATAAGTTGCTCCTGGCCCTCTGTAGTATAACGCTAAATTGCTCCCTAAAATTGCCATATTATATTTTTTATGCTATTGTATATCTTTTACACCCTTGAAATGATACTGAATAACTAGCCACTCCACTAACATCACCACTATACGAAAGACTCATTATGTTTGCTAGGCCAGTTATTGTATATGCAGGAGATGTATTAACAGTAAATTTTATTGTAATTTGAGTTCTATTATATTGCAAATTAAGAAAATCATCATAATCAAAACCGTCAATAGCTATTAATCCATCGCAATCAACTGTCCAAGATGTCAAATCTGGTTTATACTCTACAGCCCATGCAGAAGAAATAGATGATACTGGCATTAACTCCATGCTAGTTTGAAAAGTGCAATTAGTAGATGAAGAAAATGGTATTGCAGTAGAACCATTCCAATAATATAAAATAACATCTGTTCCTAAAATTGCCATAGTTTTATTTTTAACCGTTTAATTGCCAAGTAATAGATTCTGAAGATGCATTATCTGTATTAGTAATTTCTAATAACTGTAAATTATTTTCTTGATTTACATATAAGTTAACATCATTTCTGTTAGCTATAAATTTTTTATTATTATATGATAATGGACTACTAACAGAATCTGTTATAGTATATGTATTATTTAAATATATTATATTATTTGATGTAATAGTTTCACCTAAATCACCTTCTAAAGTAGCATAGTTTCTATTAAAAAGATTAGATAATTCTCTTGCTATTAATATTGGCAATGAAGAATATGTTGTTCCTGGATTAGAAAATCTATACCATGATGTAATAGGAGCTGCATTTGAATAAAATAAAGCACCATAACAATTAGGCAAATCTGACCTATAAATACCAAGAGAAGAATCAAAATCCTTTGTTAATGAATTTTGATTAGTTATAAATCTTGTTGCTATTAATGAACTTGGCAAACCATTTGATGCTTGACTTGCACGAGGGTTTCTTAAAAATACTGTTCCTTCATTAACACTATCAAATTCTACTCTAAAAAATCCTTCTACATTATAGTTTGTACCACCAATATTAAAAGCACCTAATTGAAGATTATATGTAATTTCTTGCCATACATTAGCAGCAGCAGTATAAACAACAAGATATGTAACAACTGTACCAGGTGCATACCATACACCATTTTGGTCAACATAAAATTTTTGACCTATTGAATTTTCTACAGATATTCTTATTCTAAAAGATGAACCCGTAATTGCTACACCAAAAGATAAATCAAATCCTGGTGAAGTAAAATATGGCAAAGTACCAACAGTAGTGTAATAAAAAGTAGCTGAACCAAGTAAAGGTGGTATAAAAAATCTAACTATATCATAAGGTTCAGTTGGATTTGGAATTAATGTAATAGTAGCAGACCCAAAAACAGCTTGACCCCAATTAGTAATAACTCCACCACTATTTATTTTAAATGTACCATTTGCTAAATAATCGCTTGTAAATTTAACTGGAGCATTAACTTTTATAACTGGATAACCTTTTCTAGTAATCTTATTTTGAGAGTTATTTATAAAATGAATATTAGAACCATTGTAAGGGGCTATTGTTACACCATTACTTAATGTTCCTCCAGTAGATGTGTTAGTAATTAAATTATACTTTGTATAATAAATAGTAGATGCTGCCATTTCGTTAGCTGACATAATCCACCAATCTCCATTTTGTTGAAATAATCTACAACCAAAAGATTTAATTATTTGCTCTATTAATTCATAATAATTTTTTTGTTGTAAATCTCTTTTATAAATATAAGTTTGGTCAAATGGCTCATTAGAAGCAGCAATGCTTCTATCAAACATTGCAGAACCAAAATAAGAACAACATTGGTATAAACTTGGTGAATTAGGAAACCCTATTGAATTTAAACCTTGAGCTAATACAGTATATAACTTTTCTAATGAATTTGATGATGCAGTATAAGGATAACTGCTATTTTTCATAAACGATAAAGCATCTATACAAGTAACATTAACTTCTAAATTACCAGTAGTAAATGGAACATTTACATAGTCATTAAACATAAAACCTCTCCATACAACATATTCTGTGCCGTTTAATGGGATTCTTGTTAATTCAACATAAAATTCCTTGTCGTTAAAAGTAAGTAAGTTTGGAAAATTATTATAATCATCTTGAGATGATAGTAAAAATGATAAATTTAACTGTGAAGATATAATAGATGGTTCTGGCTCATCACTATTAGAATTAGGTGAAATAGTTATAGAAGTAGGACTGTAATTATAAACAGAACCAGTATAAGCATCTTTATATATATTAACAAAAAGATTACTTCCATCTCTTAATGCTTGTTGTAAATTATATCTTAATCCGTATGCCATTATGCTAAACTAATTATTTGTCCTTTGATATTTGATGCCTTTTGTGCTCTATTTACGGACAAAAGTAAGTCTTGTCCTCTTAATACAAATGTACCACCTCCGCCTCCACCAATCAAATCTTTTAATTTATCTAATGGAGCTACAACTTCTGGATTAGATTTTGCACCAGGATATTCACCCATTAAACCCATTGTAGGGCCAGATATAATACCTCCGTTAGCAAAGGCTGGTATATTGCTAGTTGGGCCGCTACTCGCACCACCACTTGTTTTATTTATTTTAGACTTTAACAATGCACCAGCAGCGACTAAAGCAATACCAGCAGCAATAGCAGCATAAGGATTACTAAATGCCTTTTTAAATGCATCCATAGCTACACCATAAGCAATTAATGCTTTACCAATCTCTTGTAATCCAGATGATAATAATTCTATAAAACCTCCAAACAAATCAACTTTTTCTCCACCTAAAGCCTTTCCAATATTTTCTCCTAATTGAACAACAGCATTTGTGGCAGTATCAGATATAATTCCATTAACCTTTTCCATTGCTGCAGCACCTCTTAAAGCAGCAGTATTCAACCCTAATAACTTAGAGTTTAACTCATCATAGTATTTTAATAAAACTGGGAATTGTCCAGTTCCAAAAGACGCAGCCATCATTACACCAACCTTAGCCATTGATTGCTTGATAAGTTCTTGTTGTCCAATAACATTATCTTTATTTAATCTAAGACCAATCTTTAATTGTTCGTCAATTAAATCTACTTGATTATCGGCAAATGTTTGCTGTGCTTTTAATTCTTCTTGGTCTCTTCTCTTTTTTTCTTTTCTTTTTTTTGCATCTTGAGCAAGTAATTGCTCTTGAAGTTGCTGCCCTATAAGAAGCATTTGATTAGAAAATTCTCTATTTACCTCTAGTTCTAATGCAGCAATTTGCTGTGGAGTATTTTTAGCATTTTTTATCTTTTCTAATGCTAATTTCTTTTCTAGTTCTGCAAGTTGTTTAGCTACATCATATTTCTTAAAAGCATCATCCTTATAAATCTCTAATTCTATTCTTTTGCTATCAATTAAACCTTGTATTACTTGTTCATTTACTAGGTTTTGTTGCTTTACTACAGTATCATCTACTTTAGGTTCTTTATTTGATTTATCAAAAGGATTATTAAATGTTTTTTTGTTAGCTTGGTCTAATATATCTTCTAATATCCTAATTTGAGTTTTAGCTTGTGTAACTTGTGTTGCTAAATCTTCAACACTATCTACACCAAATACGCTTAAAATATTAAATTTTCTTGAACCACCTTTTCTTGCTATCTCTAATGCAGCAGTTTTTTCAACTAATCCTGCTTGTAATTCCGCTATTTTACCAGAAGCATATTCTTGTAATTGTTGCTTTTTTAATGCTTCAGTATATAATTGTACTGGAATAATAGCACTCTCAATACTTGTTATTTTAGCTGCTTCTTCTTTATTAACTTGAGATAATGCTTTTTTAATATCTTTTAAAGCGTTTAATCTAACTGTTTCTGAATTGTTTAAATTTAGACCAACTCTAAGTAAACTCTCTAAATTTTGTGTATCTGAATTAGTATAATTTGCTGCTTTTCTTAATTCTTCGTTAGTAGTTAAAAGACTTTTATTAAACTCATCATTTGTCTCTTTAGCTTTAAATAAACCTGCATCATAAGCAGTTACTGCTGCAATTAATGCAGAAAAAGCAAGATACATAGGGCCAGTTGCACCAGCAACAGAACCCATTAAAGCAGGAAGGTTATTTTGAATACCTCTAAAACCATAAGGTAAATCCTGCACAACTAATGCAAGGTTTGTATATGCTTGATTTGATTTTTTAAGATTATTTGCACTATTACCTATTGCACCACCAGCTCCGTTTGCGGCAGCTTTAGTTTCTTGTAATTTAGCATTTAGATTTGTTAGATTATTTTGTAATATCTTAAATCCATTACTTGCTACATCAAATCCATTAACCTTTAATGAAACCATGTACTTCTCAAGAGTAGCTATTTCTTTCTCAATATTTTTAACACTCTGACCAAATAAATCGTTTGAAGCCCTAATATTATTTATAGTTTTACTATACTGGTCGGTGGCTTTTAATATAATCTCTACACCTTCTTGACTTGCCATTATTATACTGGTTTAATATTTTCGTATTTTTTTAAAACTGCCTCTAACTCTTCGTTAGTCATTATCCTTACTTTCTTCTTTATATTCCTTTTATCGCAATCTAACTCTAAAAGTTCTGCAGGTTTAACCTTTTTACCTTTAGGTAGTTGAATATTGATAAGCATAGTAGTTTGCCATCTTGACCTCACCCATTCTTGCTCCTCTTTATGCCTATAACCATACCAAATAAAGTCTAATTCAGCCATGGTCATCTCCCAAAACAAATGGGGAAGTATTTGACACTCCCCCATTGTATATCTTTCTATGTCAATCCATTCTAATTTTTTTTTTCTTCACCAGCCTCTGTTGACGTAGAACTTGGTTGCTCTATACCGCTATTCATACTTTCTGATAGTGCAGCCATGATTTCTTGGAACTGAGTTCCAGCAATACCACCCATGTCATCTATCCAATCGCATACATCAATCTCTTTAAAATCTGGCGTTCTACCTTCTTTGTAAAAAGGATATTCAGCAGCAGACCTTACTAAATTAACAATAGCATCTAAAGCAGATTCACCGCTTAAAGCTGTTCCTATCTCTGTTGGGCCTATACCTTGTAACTGACAGAATCTCTTTAAAGACCATGTGCAGAAACGCAGCGGTATTACCTTACCATCAGAAAGTGATAGGTTAAATTGTCCTCTCATATATTTGGTTTTTAGTTTATGCGTTGGTAGTCATCACTAATGCTCCAGTTCCAGTGAATGATGCAGAGAAAGTAGCTGGAGATTCCATGTCACCAGTAAAGTCTAAAGACTCAACCGCTGCAGTTCCAGT